GAGAAAGTAAACCCATGCCACCCTGATAAAATAGCGGATAGGATAGCAGGGGCGATAGTTGACCTGGCATATACAAAAGAAAGAGACCCGAAGGTGGCTGTTGAGGTGCTCGTGGGACACGGAGTATGTCACGCAATCATCGAAACGACCACCGACCTTGACAAGGCTGAAGTTGCTCGCGCCATTCGCAGAATTGCCGGGGACGTAGTTGCAGATATTTGCATTGTTCCGCAAGATAAGCACTTATCTGAAAACCAGTCTGCCGGAATAAAGTGCGGGGATAATGGAATCTTCAAGGGAGTGCCGCTGACTGCCGAGCAGAAGAAACTGTCTGCTATAGCGAGAGAGATTTTCAGGCATTATCCTTATGACGGTAAATACATACTTGACGGTGAGCGGCTCATTATCTGTCAGAGCAATGCGCCAACAGAGAAATTAAGAGAGATTTACCCAAATGCCCAAATCAATCCCCTCGGCGACTGGACAGGCGGCACCGATGTAGATACCGGAGCAACCAACCGTAAACTCGGTTCTGACATGGCCGACAGCGTAACCGGCGGAGGGCTTCATGGTAAGGATTTATCTAAAGCAGATGTCAGCGTGAATATTTATGCTTGGCTCAAGGCACAGAACGAGAACCGCGCGGTTGAGCTCTGCTGCGCTATTGGTGATGAATATGTAGACGGCAAACCCTACGAAGAAATAGTGGAAATTGCGAGGCAGTACATTAACGCCAAGGGCGGTTTTGAAAAATTTGCGGAATGGGGACTTTTTTGAAAATATAAAGGTGCATGTCGAGATGGAAATTAAAACAGTAAAAATAAGCGAGCTAAAACCTCATCCGAAAAACCCTAGAGTTCACCGTTGGGAGGAACTGACGGGCAAAAGGCGGTGTTGGCTGAATGAAACGAGTGTTTATTTCGCATCCTTTTTCTTCTGATCCAGAAGGAAATCGGGTCCGGGTTGATATTATCTGCCATGATTTGGTCAAGCAAGGAATACTACCGATTAGCCCCCTACATTTATTTAGTTTTATGAAAGATGATAGCAATAGAGAAGAAATACTCCAGGTGTGTTTTAGGCTTATTGATATATGCGATGAGGTTTGGGTATACGGCGACAGCGAAGGTTGCAGGAAAGAAAGGGAATATGCTCTTTCCAGAGGGAAAAGAGTTATAGACAAGGGTGGTGATTAGACATGGGCAGGCCATCAAAAATCTCAAACGAAATAAAACATAAAATCATTACAGCAATAAGGGCGGGAAATTACATTGAAACCGCATCTGCGTATGCTGGAATTACCAAAAGCACCCTATACGATTGGTTAAGGCGAGGAGAAAGAGAAAAGCAAAGAGTGGCACAAAATCCTAGATACAAAATTCGCAAATCAGAACAGCCCTTTGTTGACTTTTCGGACGCAGTAGAAAAAGCGCTTGCAGAAGCAGAAGTAAGAGACGTTGCTATTATAGGTAAAGCATCTGAGGAACAATGGCAGGCAGCTGCATGGAGGCTTGAAAGGAAATTCCCCGACCGATGGGGCCGCAGAAATCTGAACATAGAACATAGCGGAGATATCGGCATCAAGATTGTGGATGATATAGATGACGAAGATTAGGTTATCCGAGCTTATTGCGCCTTCGTTTCACCGGCTGCACAAAGAAATAAAAGCGGAAAAATTTGATGAGATATGGCTTAAAGGCGGCAGGGGTTCAACTAAATCAACCTTCGTCAGCATACAAATTATACTTGGCCTGCTGAAAGATTCAGAAGCAAACGCCGTCGTTACCAGAAGATACCAGAACGAGCTAAGGGACACCGTTTACGGCCAGTTTGAGTGGACTATAGCAAAAATGGGCCTGGGAAACTATTTTAAGTTTCAAGTTGCGCCAATGCAGATAGTATACGTGCCTACTGGCCAGAAGATAGTTTTTAAGGCGGCAGATAATCCGCTTAAAATGAAATCCATCAACCTGGGCCGTGGCTATATCAAATACGCCTGGTTCGAAGAGGCTGATCAGTTTGCAGGAATGGAGGAAATCCGCAATATTCTCCAGTCACTATTCAGGGGCGAGAATAAGAAGCGGATTGTTTTCTTTTCATACAACCCGCCAAAGTCCGGGCGCAGCTGGGTTAACCAAGAGGTGAAGATACCGAAACTTGGGCGAAGGGTGCATCACTCAACATACCTTGACGTGCCGCCGGAATGGTTAGGTGAGCGGTTCCGGGCCGACGCAGAGCACCTGAAAAAAGTGAATGAAATAGCTTATCGCCATGAGTATCTGGGAGAAGAGGTTGGCACCGGGCTTGAAGTGTTTAACAATGTGGAACTCCGGACCATTA